TGGTGCTTCAACCGCTGACCTTGATAACGGTGTTCGGAAGTTTTCGCGGGTCTTAATCGAAGGTCGAAACGGCATGGAGAGTTACAAAGAAGCTCTAATGGCCGCTGGTCTAACCCAAGACGAGATCAATAATAAGAATTTAAACACCGAAGATTTAATGGGCCGAATAGCTGATAAGTTCCAAGAGATGCCTGATGGTGCCGAAAAAACAGCTATTGCAATGGAGCTATTTGGCCGTGCCGGAACTAAATTGATCCCCATGTTATCAGGTGGCTCAAAAGCCTTGGCCGAACAAAGGGAAGAGGCGAGAAAGCTCGGCGTCGTTATGTCCAAGGATAACTTAAAAGCATCCGAGGATTTTACTGACGAGCTATTAAGGTTCGAGCAAGTGTTGACTGGTATTCGAAATGCTATTGGCGCGAAATTGCTCCCCATGTTTATTAAGCTCGGGAAAAGATTTCAGGCACTATTTTTGGCCAATAAAAAGATGATAGTTTCCAAAATCGACAGCTTCTTTAAAATGCTTGTTGAGTTTATTGAGAACTTTGTCGCCGTCTTAACGACTGCTTATCGAGTTGTTACTTCGGTGGTCAACCTGTTTGGTGGCTGGGAAAAGGTTATAAGGACGGTGTTGTTCGCTATGACTGCGCTATTCGGTGCGCAAATGCTTATCGCCTTGGGCAACATGGCCACAGGAATTTTTACACTAATCAAGGCAATGAAAACCTTTAGGATGGCAACACTCGCCGCCAACGCTGCCGCTCTTATAGTCCCTTTATTGATCGGTGCAGCCATCGCCGCCGTTGCTTTGGCCATTGAAGACATCGTGGCGTTTTTCCAAGGCAAGAAATCCGTTACCGGAGTTATTGTTGAGAAATTTAAAGGGATGTTTTCGTGGCTGGTTGAGCAATGGGAGATGTTTGCCGGTTATGTTGAAGGAATATTTGATCGGATAGTCGGGAAAATTGTTTCAGTATTTGAAAAAGTTAAATCGATGGTATCTGCATTTAAAGGCTTATTAGGTGGGAAAATCACGGCAGCTTTCGAAGGTGCAAAGGATTTTGCTTCATCACTTAATCCCTTTGCAGACAACACCGCGAGTCCATCGGCGGTTACAACGTCAAAGAATAATATAGTAAACGTTGACTCTCCAATAAGTGTTAGCGTACCGCCAGGAACTCCACCCGAAGAAGTTGCTCAAAAGACTAAAGAGGGAGTTGCCGAAGCATTGACTTCACTATTCAACGACACTAAACGACAGGTACAATCACCTATCGCGGAGTAAATATGGCCAATTTAAGTGTACTACTTGGAACTAAAAAAACGCCTACCCACTTCGGATACCAAGACGACAAGAAAGAGCTCCATGGAATATTGCAACTTGATGCCTCTATAAAGGAAACACATAACTTAAAGGCGACAATTTCTTCCATCGAAATCGAAAAGGCCGAAGATGGAACCAATAAGATCAATGATAACGTTGTCTTTGAACCTGAATCTTTACAGATCGAAGGGTTTGTTTCCGAAGCGCCTATTTCGCTTTTGGACTCATTAACTAACGTTGGGGCCGGATTAATCTCGAATGTCTCCCCCGCCATTGGTGCTGTTGGTGCCTTTCTTTCCACGGAGCTAATGAATAAAGACGAAGATCGTCAGCAAAACGCCTTGAAACAACTGATTGGGCTATGGAAAAGTGCAATTCCTTTTACGGTCGTTACCGGATTAAGACGTTATGAGAATATGCTGATTACTAATATTAACCTTCCCGTTGACACTCGTCTTGGAAAATCACTCCGTTTCACTATTGACATGATTAAGGTTAAATTAGTTGAGTCAAAAACAGTGTTGATCCCCAAGGCGCGCGTCAAGAGCGACGCTCAACACTCGGCTTCGACCAAGCAAGATGTTGGAAAGCAAGGGACAACCGAAGCATCTGAGCAAGAAGCAGAGCGCGGAAGTTCCGTTCTGTCTAAATTAACGGGGTTTGGAATATGAGTTGGAGAAAAATACCAGTACGAAGTGACATATTTGCTTATTCAATGAGGGTTGAACTTGACCAGAAAATTTTTATTTTATCTTTTCGCTATAACGCAAGGATGGATAAGTGGGTGATGGATATCTACGACGACCAAGGAAACACCTTAATGCATGGGATTGTTCTTTATACTAATTTTCCACTTGCTTATGGAATAGTTAGCGACGACTTACCTCAAGGAGAGTTTGTCTGCGTTCACATAACCGGAGATGACATCGATGCCGGTCGAGATAACTTCGGAACTGATGTTAAGCTACTTTACAAGGAGGCGGTGTGACGTATCTTTTTAAAAGGTACATTGGCATTGAGGTAGGAAAGCCGGGGGAGGAAGGTCGCCTCTTTGACACACTAAAAATTGAATTTTCACTTGATCGAACTTCATCAAGCGACGCCAACAAAGGGTCGGTTTCGATATATAACCTAAACGAGAAATCTCGAAATTTACTCAACGATGAGGGCGTTGTTTACATTCTTAAAACGGGTTATCAAGGGTTAAACAATGAACCACTGATCGAAGAATTGTCTTCAGGAGATATTGAGGAGATAAAGACTCAAAAAACAGGTGCCGACGTAGTGACAACTTTCGCACTTACCGAAGACGGAAAAAAACTTCGTGAAAAAACAACCGATCAATCCTTTGCCGAGGGCGTTAGTAAAAAACAAGTCATCGGCGCACTTATTGAAACACTCGATATGGCCAAAGGAACTATTCAAGGGATAACCAGTAAAGTATTCAATTCAGGGTATTCGGCAACTGGAAAAGTAAAAGATCGACTCGATGAGCTTGCAAAGTCTGATGGCTTGGAGTGGTCGGTGCAGAATGGTGAAGTCAATATGTTTCCGAAAGACACGTCAACACTGGAAGAGGCCGTTTATCTCTCCAATGAAACTGGTCTTATTCGGGCGTATAAGGAAAAAGCAGAAGGTAAAGACAAAACAATAGTCGAAGCCTTGCTAAATCCTCAAATAAAAGTCGGTCGGAAAATCCAAGTAGAAGGTCAAGAGGTCAGTGGAACCTTCGTCGTTAGGCGAGCAAGTTATAAGGGCGATAACCAGAATGGGCCATTCATGGTCACTTGTGAGGTAGCATGAGAGAAGATGTTAGTTTATCCGAGCTTCTTGATATTGCTATTAAGTCAAAAATAAACGATATGCACTTTTGTCTTCCGGCAGTTGTTCAAAGCTATGATCGGTCAAAGCAAAAATGTTCTGTTCAACCGGCACTAAAAAGGAAATATGAGGACGGATCGATTGTAAATCTTCCAATTATAAACAACGTTCCTGTAGTTTTTCCACGGGCCAAAGATAAATTTATTCACTTTGATCTTGAAAAGGGCGACTATGTGACGCTGGTATTTTCCGAAAGGAGCATTGATCGATGGAAGGCCAAAGGTGGAGTGGTCCAGCCCGACGACGTTAGGCGAAGCCATTTATCAGATGCTTATGCGATACCTGGCGGCTACCCGACTATTGAAGGGTTCACTCCCAACGGCGCACAGGGATCAATTGAAGTCTCAAACGGCTCAAATAAGATCGAAATTAAAAGTAGTGGCGAGGTTGAGGCATCAAACGACTCCTTAACCTTCATTTTGAAACCAGACGGCAAGGTTCAAATAAGCAATGCGTCAGAAGAATTGATCTCCTTGCTGTCCGACGTGTTACAAGAGATAATAGGTGCAAGAGTATTAACCATGCTTGGCCTTCAACCTTTAACGGGGCTTACGCAAACTTTCCCCGTACTTAAGACCAAGATAGATACTTTTAAGGTGTAAAATGGCAACACAACCTTCCAGAATGAGAGACGCTATTTTCAACAGGATATTTTCTGGGGTAACGCTTGATCCAGCAGACGAAGCGAACGCCAAGGCAAACATATTGATATGGTGCGAAGAAATTTTGAACGAAATGAAAAACTTCATGGACATTGAACTTGAGGCCGGAGACATTACTGACAGCGCCGGTGACACTAATGAAGCCGTGACCTTGACGGGGAAACTTAAATGAGCAGTATCAAACTTGACAGCTCGCATGATTTTGCTTTTGAAAGGAATGACCTAGTTTTAATAGATGGAACTAATGAAAAAGCGCAAATATTAAAGCAAAACTTAAAATTTTTTCTCGGTGAGTGGTTTCTTGATAACTCAATTGGAGTACCATACTTCCAAGAGATATTAAAAAAACAACTCGAACCACTGAAGGTAAGCGCCGC